GCAGATGCTAATCTCGTTGAAACTTTCCAGGCAGCAGGAACTACCCTTTATGACAATATGAAAGCAGTAGGAACTGGTGGTAACAGTTCTCTCATCAGTTATATTAAAGGTAGAGTTTCTGCAGAGGTTGTAAACTCTCTTACTGGATCTAATATTAGTGCAAATCAATTGATTGCAAAGCAAACTGGTCAGATTGTCAACCAGAATCTTGAATTACTTTTTGCTGGTGTAACTCTTAGAGATTTTGGATTTGGTTGGAATCTAACTGCAAGAGATCAAAAAGAATCTGTTGAGATTTTGCAATTTATTAGAAAGTTAAAAAGAGCACAATCACCAAAACGAGCACAAGACACCGGATTCCTACAGTCACCTGATGTATTCAGATTGTCGTACAGAACTGGTGCTAGAACTCATGATTATCTGAACGCATTCAAAATATGTGCGCTCCAATCAATAGGTGTTAACTACACCGGATCTGGTGTACACATGACATATCCTGACGGAGCTCCTGTCCATCAAGTTTTGAATCTGTCGTTCAAAGAACTTGAACCCATCTACGCAGAAGATTATCAGGAGGCTAACTTCTAATGGCATCTCAATCTTATTTCGATACAGTACCCAACTTCAACTATCCTAATCCTACGGTTGCAGGTGGGAGAAATGATCAGTATGTTGAAGTAAAGAACTTATTCCTTAGGTTAAAATTTAGTGATGAGGCAATAAAGTCAGCGACAAGTTTTTCTCACTACTCTATTTTAGAAAACGAAAGACCTGACAATGTTGCAGAGAAACTGTACAACAATCCTAACTTAGACTGGGTTTTACTAATTGGCGCTGACATAGTAAATGTTAGAGATGAATGGCCTCTATCAAATAGATTGCTATATGATTATGCTGAAGAAAAATATGGTACTGCTTTGAACGAGACAAGACATTTTGAGACCAAAGAAGTTAGAGATAGCAAAGGTAGACTATTACTTCCTGCTAATATGATAGTTGACTCTGGATTCACAATTCCTAATCCCGAAATTCCTAATCAGAAAATTGATCCTACTGTTGGGGTATCTAACTGGTTGGTTGAGGTAAGAAAAAACAACGAAAAAAGAACGCTAAGATACCTCAAACCTGAGTATATCTCAACGCTCTTAGATGATGTTAATGACTTTATGAACTACCAAGAATCTAGTCAATTCTCGGCAGATAGTGGTAAAACTGCTTCTTACACTTATGGTGTTGCTTAGAGCAGTCCTAATAGTCCGTTAACACTTTTTTTGGAATTGATGTTTGTGTATGGAACTGCAGGATTATCCTTCAGAGATGGAGACTCGCCTCTCATGTTGGCGATTCTCGTTATCTCCTCGTTTTCCTTCTCTATTGCTAGATAACGACTCTCTAAGATTTCCGTCGTTATCGTTTTTGCACTTGCAATTTCCACATCCACAACTGAACTTGAGTGGTTGTACTTCCATGCGTTTCTGAATAATGAAGTTGGCAGTTCAGTGTGCTCAATTAAGGCATACTCTGCTACAGGAACATCCTTAGCAATGATGTCTTCATCGGATAGCACACATTGTTCTGAGGGGATGACGACATTACAATAGCCATCATCTCCATTGTATACGACGACTTTGCGTGACATTAGCTAATAGTTGCAGATGAAACTACAATGTTACTTGCAGTGGGGTAGATAATTTCTACCTTAGATTTGGCATCGGAGTCATCCTTACCAAATACAGAAATTTTGCTAGTGCCGCCACCAGGAAGATCAAAGGTGGCAATATAATGATTTCCTTGGAAAGCCATGGATTATAAAAATAATTTCTACTAATCTATTTATCAACAATAAAGTCACCAATTACCAAAGAATCCAAGTTCATTTTCATGAAAGCTGAAATTGCATGATAAGGTGTCTCCACAATTGGTTCCCCATTGTCATTGAATGAAGTATTAAGAATGACCGGAATATCTAACTCTGATAGTAAATCGTAGACTCTACAATTTTGATCTTTGTTAACAGTTTGAATACGGCAGGTTTTATCTACATGAGTGATCGCAGGAATAAGATCAGTTTTTGATGTTTGAATATAAAGCATATATGGAGTAATGAATGCTTCTTCAAAATATTCAGAAACATCCTGTTCTCTAATGATTCCCGCAAAAGGACGCCACTCCTCACGATGCTTAACCCTCTCGTTTATGATATCTTTGTTTTCTGCTTTTGTTGGACTCATAAAGATTGATCTAGATCCAAGAGCTCTAGGTCCATGTTCAGATCTTCCCTGAAACCATCCAATAATTTTTTGATCTGAAATTTTTTCTGCTACTTTTTTTACATCATACGGAGTATGCTTTAACCCAAAAGCATCAAGATAATATTTAATCTCTTCGTTGGAGTAATCTTTACCAAGCAATGCCAAGTTGTCTGGTAATTCTATGCTTTCATCTTCTTCAAAACATCCCCAAATGGCAGCACCAAAGTGGATTCCTGCATCATCGGTAAATGGTGGGATATGAATATCTTTGAACAATCCACTTTGCTCAATGATAGTGTTTGCAACAATATTCAGAAATGTTCCACCTGCGAAACAAATAGTTTCATCCAAATGATACTTCCTGAATTCTTTTAATAAAGAAATCATTCCATCTTCAAAACTTTTCTGAAGCCATCTTGCTGCTTCTTCTGGAGTATCTGGAGGAGAAGTCCATCCACCTTGAGGGAAAGTAATATATGGAATTGAATGGTTAATTACAGAAAATCCAGATTCGTATCCTCCCTTGTAATTATCAAGAGATCCATAAGCAGATAGTCCCATAATTTTACCAACCGAAGATATACAATCATTCCAAGATTCAATCGGTTTTTGTCTTTTCCAAGCAAATATTCTACTAGCAACATGAGAATAAAAGTTTCCAAAATTATTTAAACTTTGGTCAAACATGTTATAAAATCTAAACACCCTCTTTTCTTTATTAAAATAACCTATAGAGTTATTTTCTACAAAAGGAACTTCACTTCTATATGGATCATAGATTCCAGATCCTCCACCGTCAAATGTCAAAAATGTTCCTTCATTATAAGGAGATGTAAAAACTGTAGATGCCGCATGAGCTAAATGATGCCCACAAAAACGAATCTCTGCATTCGGAAAATGTGGTTTTACATTTTTAAATGTTAGTTCTTCATTATAATGAAAATCAACGGCAGTGTTGTATGTTGTAACATAATAAACAATGTCAACATCTTCTCCAGAAATATCAGCGTATTCTAAACAATATTTTATAGAGTTATGTGGAAAATCTGCATCATATTTTACTCTACTTAATCTCTCTTCGTTGATACTACAAATATGCTTTCCATGAACAAAAATGGTGCATCCAGAATCATGAATATCTGTTTCTGGAGAAACTCCAGTTTCAGGATTTGTCAAATTAGCTGCTGAAGGATGATTAATGTCACCATTTCGATCAGCACCGTAAATACCAACGATAATCATAAAACTTAATTTTTAATATCTATAATAAAAAAAAGAGAGGACTTAAGTCCTCTCATAATTATTCAATCATTCTTCAGCAAGACGCTGGAAGTACGACAGTGCATCGTCATCATCGGTATTGCTTGCCTTAGGAGCACTCAGAGTGACATCAGGAGCGTTGAAACCACGACCTTCAGATTCATCCTCAAAGGACTCATCTACAGGTGCTGGTGCCTTAGGAGCATTACCAAGGACATAATCAAGACGCTTCTTCAGATCCTCATAGGACTTGAATTGGTCAGGAGAGACAATCTCAGCAAGAGAATACTCTTTCTGCCAGATTGCTTCCATTGCGTCATCGTCGTCCAAGAGTGCGCCTTGTGCGGCAAACTCAGAACTATCATAGTTCCAGTAACCAGCAACCTTCTTGATCTTGATCTTGAAGTCTGCACCTGCCCAGAAGTCGAAAGGATTGATTGGTTCTTCGTCTTCAAACTCGGGTTGCATGGAAGACATGATCTTATCAAAGATCTTCTTACCAAACTTATACAGGAATACACGACCCTCATTATCAGGATTAGTGGGATCTTTCACAACATAGATGTTGGTGTAGTAAGAGAGCTTACGCTTCTGCTTACGAGCAGTCTCTTTGTCAGAATCAATACCACTGTTCCAAAGACTTGAGTTGAGTTCAGAAACTGGGTCTTTACCACCACTAGTGGTCAAAGAGTTCTCAATGTACCAACCACCAGGACCTTGGAAGGCGTGACTGTATAGTTTTACGAACGGCATATCTTCGCTATCGCCTGCAGGAAGGAAACGAATAATGGCAAAACCATTACCTGCTTTATCTGTTGTGAGTTTCCAGAAGCGTTCATCAACTGTGCCAACCTGTGTGGTCTTTTCTAGTTGCTTCTGTAGCTGACTAAATGCTGACTTACCGCCAGACTTCATTGAACTAAATGACATAGTTGTTTGGATTCGATGTATTCGATGTGTGCGAGTTTTTGGACTTCAGCCAGGGTCACATGTGATTATTATAACAGATCGAGGTTCTTTAATCTAACACTAATGGCTTCTTTGATTTCTTTCTTGCACTCTTCTTCTGAACCAGACACACCTGTCTCATAACTGGCGTTCATTCCTTCTGTTTCTTCAGTAAAAAAGAGAACCCAACAGTAACTTCCCTCTGCATAAGAGGTGTCGTTGCATTCCCATACTTTCCAATAGGTTTTCTTCTTGGACTTCATCCATTCATCAATTAGATTCACGAGAATTTGTCCTTCATCATCTTCTTATATTTATCTGACGGGATAGACAGGAATGGTTTATACTTTTTAATCTTCATAGAGATGGACTCCCAGAGTGGGTCTTTTAGTTTCTTATCCCAGAGAGGAGTGAACTTCAGACAGATGTCCATCACTATCATAGTCTCTAAAGAAACATCTCCTTTGACGTGGAGTTTGAGTAAGGGTGGATGGTTCGATCCCAGTGTCGCAAATAGATCGTTAAAGGAATACCTTTTGGTTTCCAGATGTTCAACCACTGTACCAAGATCTTGCTCAACAGTGTATGACATACTTTGTCTTTGTTTTTGTAATGCCATCCACCGATCACTTCCAGATCTTTTGATATCGCCGATCCAGATCTTTGTTGGATCCTTTGAATATATGAAGGAAGCAAGTAAGAAGTCTTGTACCTCTTCAGACGACAACTTTTTAGCAATCGTCTCGAAGAACCAGAAGTCATTCCTCTGTTGATAAGTCTCTTCCTTTGCTTTAACCTGCCCATTGTATTGAAAGAAATCGAATTTAGGATTAGAGAAATGTTGTTTCATTGCGAGGTACATTCTGTAGACCTCTACGCCATGCATGATTATCACAAAGGTAGTTTGCCTTTAGAAGTTTTCTTCATGTAGTTTAGATCAGTTGCAAGGCATTTGATCTTTTCCTTGAGGGGTTTGCTCACAAGTTTACCTACGGTTTCGATTTCGATCTCGTT